GCCTCTGCGCCGTCTTTGTGAGCGACTCGAACGCCTCGCCCGTCGAGCTTGTGACCGCCTGGACGAGCCGCATCTTGTCGTCGAATCCCGCGAACGACCTCTCGGCGAGCGCGAACGGCAGCGACAATGCGCCGCCGAAGGCGAGCATGTCCCGCCCCAGCGCCATGCAGGTCTTGCCGAAGTTTCTTAGCTGCGACTGTGCCTCGCCGAGGTTTCTGCGGAACTTCGACGTCTCCGCAGTCACTTCGACGAATGCGCGTCCGGCTTTGATATTCGATGTCGCCGACATTCTCGATTCACTTCCTGTTCCGACAGAACGCCGCCTTGAGAGCCTCCTTCATCTCCTCGCCACGAAGCACGATCTTTGGCGGCTTCGGGGCGAAGGGGTTAAAGTCGGACGGACGGAACGGCTGTCCTCGCTTCGGGTCGCGCTGGAGGTTTGCGGAGAGTGCCATCATCGACGACGCGATTCCCCACTCGAACCTCCCACGCCCCTCCGCCATCCACGCGAGTTCTCTCAAGGTGAAGGGGCCGGGGTCTGTTCCGCAGATTCCGGCGAGCCGGTAGGCCGTCGCAATTCCGTCTTCAGCCGCTCCTCCAGCTCTGGGCTTTCGAGGGCCGCCTTGAGCGTCTCTGCCGTCTCGTCCGACCATCTCCTCGCGAGGCCGACCGCCTTCTTGAGGAAGATCCGCCTCGCTCCGGGGAAAAAATCGACAAGCTCGTCGAGGAAAGCCCGCGTCGCCTCTTCGATGGAGTCCCCTGCGAGGGAGCTGCCGAAGTCCTCATCGGTCACCCCGGCTGACTTCGCGCTCCTCTCGCAGAGGACCCAAAGTATGTCAACAAGCAGAACAGGGTCGTTCGCGATCCTGTCGACGAGATCAACCTTGACGCTGCCGTCATCGCCCGTGCTGATGACGTTCACGAGGTCGATTCCGAGCGCGTCCCTGATCCGCTTCATCTGCCAGACGTTGAGTGCCACCTCCCACGTCCGGCCCTTGCCGTCCTTGAACGTTCGCATGTCTCTTCTCTCCCTTCCCGTCCCTTACGACCCCGTCCCGTCCTTCCACGTCGGCGCGCGGCTGACAAGTGTCGGCTTGCAGGTGACAGATACGGTCAACGCCTCCTCAAGCGGTTCCGAACGCGAGAACGACGTGACCACGAAGTCCGCGTCGAGTCCGTTCCCGTCGCCGTCCGAGGCGAAGAGCGCGATTGCCGTGTTGTTGAAGTACGCGTTCTTGATGGCCTTGAAACCGGCGTCCGCCGTGTCCCAGACCATCTCGAACTCCAGCGACGCATCTTTGAGGGTCGCCGCCGTGATGCGCCAGCCCTCCGCTGCGCGGGTCGTGATGTCCGCCTCGCCCGTCTCCAGGTTGAGCGTCACGTCCTTGCAGTTCTTCATCTCCGAGGTGGCGGTCGATCCCGCCGCACCGTGGAAGAGTTTTGCATCTAGTCCGAGCTTGTATGCCATGTTGTTTTTACCTTTCTGTTTGTCGTGAAGTCACTTGACGGCTCCGTCCCACATCTTCGCGAGATGCGGGGTCGATTCCTTGAGCGAAGGCCCCATGAGAGGCCGTTTCGGGTATCGCTCCCTCCTGTATCTTCCGCCGAACTCGTGGGCGGACATCGATTCGCCGAGCTGGCGGAAACCCGGCCCGACGAGAACGGACTTCTCGCCGTCCGTCGCGAACACGATGCCGCGCCGGAGCGCGCCCTGCCGCGTGTGTGGCGGCTGTCCGGGCGCGGACGCCTTCGGCGATGTCGCCACCTTGCGCTGCGCGACCTTGCGCACATACGCGCCCGCGCGCCGCAGAAACTCTTTCGAGGCGCGGACGATCCGGGCGACGAGGCCGTCCTCGTCAAGCTCAATGTCGTGCCTCATGCGGGTTGACCTCCTTGAAGCCGAGTTCGATGACCCCTGTGAACTGCCGCCGCTCCCTCATGTGTTCGGGCGAGTAGAGCGGATTGTGGTTCGCCTCGACGCACCTCGCCCCGCAGACGGTCGAGTGCAGAAACCCCAGCGCGATGCTCTGCGCGTAGTTGACGAGATCGACCAGCTCGTCCTCCGTCGCCTTGCGAAGGATGCCGACCTGCACAATGAGGAGATCTTCGCGGAAGCCTCGCGCGAGCATCTTGTGCTTGATCCCCACGGGAACGACAACGATGCGCGTCTTCTCCTTCACGTCCTTGAGCGTGAACTCGGGCGCGAGCTCTACGTCTGCCACGCCTTCGCCGAGCGAGTCCGCGACCCCCTGCGCAAGCTGGATGATGTCCGTCATCAGCGCATTCCTTTCACGATCTCGAATATGAGCGTCCCGACCGCCGACAGGAGCGAGATGATCGCTGCGCCCATCGCGGCGTGGAGTGTTTTCTGCAACCCCGTCGCCGTGGCGCAGGGCGGCGTGTGGTGCGCCTTGTCTGCAAAGTGCATCTTGACCATGCCTTTCAGTTCCGCGATGTCCATCCTCGCTCGCGTCAGTCCTTCCCAGAGTTCGGGGAATCCCGGCGGCATCCCCGGATTGTGCTGGCTTTCCTGTTGGCTCATTCCTCGCCTCCTGTGTGCTTCGTGTGGATGCGGTACGCCGTCTTGTACGGGTCGCTCCACCTCCAAGGCGGCTCGCCGCCGGGGGCGAGGACTTCGTACTCCCCGTCGAGAAACAGGATGCTGTCGCCCACCTCCGGCGGATCGTCGAGCGCGTCCTTCTGGAGAATGAAGTCGCGCGTCTCGATTCTGATCCACGCACCGACATCGTTGACGGAGCGGAACACGGTGCGCCCCGGCACGACGGATATCCGCGTCTCCCGCCCGTCTCGCCGCACGTAGGTGGCGGGAGAGGCGAGGAACGCGGCCTCGGCCGCGCGGAGCGCACGTGTCCCTGACTCGATCATCGTCATGCGAGTCCCTGGCAGAGGCGGACGAGAACGAAGGCGTCCGCCTCCGCCGCCCCCGCGACCGCATGGCCGATCTTGACGGACGATGCCGCGCCGGCGGCAACGGCCTTACCACTCGCCGCGTCCCATGCGACCTCCGCGCCCGCCGCGAACGCGGCGTTACCCTTGGCGACCTCGTAGACCCCCGTGAGGGCGAGCGCGCCGAGTTCGCCGGCCTTGATGTCGAGTTTCGCGACGCCGACGAGCTTGCCGACGGCCACGATGTCGCCTGCGGCGACGTCCGCTGCGGGCGTATGGTCTATCGCCTCGCCGCGCTGTACGAATCTTGCGTTCATTGTTTTTCCTTTCGGTTGGTGGCCTCGGCGCGGGGGAGAGGGAAGAAACAAGCAAAGAACCCCTCCCGCCGCGCTTCGGCCGGTGATTGTTTAGGCCGCAGCCCCGTTGGACTTGACCATGCCCCGGTGATCCTGCTCGCGGATGCCCACGTCGAAGTACACGCGGAACCAGATGCCGAGGACGTTGAAGTCCAGGTCGCCGCGCTCCACCGTCGGCGTGCGCTTGCCCTTGAGATAGCCGATCTCGAAGGTGTCCACCGTGCCGGGACGCCCGAAGAGGTACCAGGCCGCGTCGCTCGCGCCCTCGTACTTCGCGTTCGAGAGGTAGGGCGAGGAAACGATGGAGAGGTTCTCGTCGGCGAGGACGTTGATGGCCGGGCGGACGGAGTTCTCCGCGCCGCCGGACATGATGAGCGCGCGCCCTTGCGTCAGCTCCTGCGCGAGGAACTTGAGCGCGGTGGGGACGAGCAGAATGCTCGGCTCCACGTTGATGGGCTGGCCGTCGGCATCCGTCTGGTTGAGGAACACCTGGATCGCCCGCTTGAGGGAGTCCGCCGAAAGCGCGGAGTTCGCGCCGGAGAGGAGATTGCGGTGGGTTGTCGAGAAGAGCGCCTTGCCGTCGGACATCGCGGGGTTCGACATGAGCCGCTTGAAGAAGAGCTGGTCGACGAGACGTGCGGCGCGGTTGCCCATCGCCGTCGGCACCTTGAGGAACGCGCCGAGGTCGTCGTTGATGACCATCTTGCGCGTGAGGCAGAACTTCTTGGCGTAGGTGTCGAGACGGTTGACCGACTTCTCTTCGGAGACGCCGCCGTCCTTGATCTCCCCGTCCGCGCCGACAGGCTGGAGGTCGCCGATGTCCGTGAGACGGAAACGCTCGTTCTCCTTGAAGTCGGAGAGATCCGCCGTGGTGCAGAGGCGCGTGGCGATGATGGGCTGCGCGCGATACGCCTGCAAGAGCTTCTTCTGCGCGACGTTGGAGAGGATGCCAGGGAGCGACACCGTGGAGAACGCGGCCTTGATCGCGGCGTTGTCGATGGTGCGCGGCGGCTCCATGCCCTCGATCCGCATGCACTCGGCGAGGATGCCGGAAAGCGGGATGTCAGCGTCCTTCGCCGCAGCCTCCACGGTCGGGTCGCCCATCTCCTTCGCGAGTTCGTCCATGCCGATCCCGGCGCGGATCGCGAGCGCGGCCTCAAGCCGCTTCGCGTCCATCCTCGTCTCGCGCTTCGAGACGATGGCGGGGGGCGTTGCGACGGGCTGCTTCGCGCGGTAGGCGGCAAGCACGGCCTCGGAGGTCTGCTCCTTCGTCCAGCCCTCGGCGACTGCCTTGGCCTCGATGTCGGGGAATTCGCCCGCGCACACGGCCTTGACGGCTACGACGCGGTCGCGTTCGGCCTTCATCGCCTCGGCCGCGATGGCCTGCGCGTCGGGCGCGGGTTCGTGTTCGGGCGTCGCCGCAGCGACGACGGCCTTGGGCGGCTCCGTCGGCGCGACAGGCGCGGTGACGGGCGGCGTGTTCGCGGCTTCCGCGTTCGGCGGAGTCGCTTCGTTCTTCTTCTCGGGTTCCATGATGGAGTTTCCTTTCAGTTCGAGTTTTGCCGTGACCTTCATGTGTGTTGCCTTGTCGGCACCCACCGCGACCACGGACACTTCGCGGAGGGTAGATTTCGTGACGTGGTAGAACGGGGCGGAATGCTCGATGCCGTTCACCTTGCGCTTGCCGTCCTGGACGAGTTCCGCCGCCTCGACCTCGGCTCCTATCGAGAGCTGCCAGTCCGCACCGGCCTTGCCCTGCGCGACGATGGCGTCGGCAAGCTCGCCGCCCGCGACGATGTCGCCGGAGATCTCCAGGTGCCCGTCGACGGCCTTCGCCACAACGAGTCCCACGCGCCCCAGCGTGTGATTTTCGTGGTTCGCGAGGAGCGGCACGGTTTCCGGCACGGTCATGCCGGACACGTCCACCACCACGGGGCGCGACCATCCGAAGAGGCGCATCTTGCCTCCCGAATAGGCGAGGCCCGCCACCTTGTGCTTGCCGCCTTCTGCGGAAGCGGTGATTTCGAGATATTCATCTTTCGTTTCCATCGTTCTCCTCTTCATTTTCGTTTTCGTCTTTCGGATCGGCGTCGTCGATCCCGAGATCCTTCATGAGCTTGCGTTCCTTGGCGATCTGCCGAAGCTCCGTCTCCCAATCCTTGCCCTGCTTCGCGTATTCGCTTGCAAGGGTCGTGGTGTGCGACTCAAGGCGCTTTTGCTGCGCGGTCGCCTCCTTGCCGGGGTCGACATGCTCCTGTCCATCCCAGAACCACACATGGCGGCAGTCGCAGCCGTCGATTGGCGTCGCCGTGGCGAGCGACCACTCGCGCAGCCACGCGTCGAACACGCGGTCGAGGATTTCGCCTTCCATGAAGGCCCTGTCCACGTTGAGCGACTTGTAGTACGTCTGGTGGTCGAGCCGCCCGGAGGCGTAGTTGTAGCCGGACGAGTTCCCCGCCGCGATGTTGAACGGCATCGAGAGGCAGCGCGCGATCTCGTTTAGGATCTCGCGCTTGAACTCGCCGTAGGTCGTGACGGGCTGCTTGGGATCGACCTGCGACATCTTCCATCCGCCGGGCATGGTAAGCAGCATGTTGCGCTCAAGCTGGATCGTATCCATCGCCTCGACCGAGTCGGTCTCGCCGTTCGGCGGCGCGTCCGTGTAGAGGATTCCGGAGAAGTCGGCAGCGGCCTCGGCGGCGGAGACGACCGCGAGCGTGAAGCGGCGGAGGTGAGCGAAGAGTGGAAGGGCGGCCGTGATCTCTGGGATGCCACGGTGCTGCTCCGGACGTTCCTGCCTGAACACGTGGATCATGTTCTCTGCCTTCACGTCCATCGCTTCCGTAGAGAACGAATCCGTCCCGCCGGGATGCGCCTTCAGCACACGGTAGGACTTCGGATTCCCGAAACTGTCGAACGTGATTCCGTCGACCGTGAGCGGATCGGCATCCGGCTCGTCCTGCGTCACGCGGTCGGCTTCGATGAGCTGGAGGTCGAGCCGCACCTTCGGAGGGAGCGCGGGATTCTGGGCGAGAATGGCGAACGCCTCGCCGTCCTGACAACGTGCCATCCGCATCGTGCGCAGCTTTGCGGCGAGGTGTATGCGCTTGGCCCACAGGGCGAAGTCGTGTTCGACGAAGCGGTTCATGTCCTCGTCGTCGAGGAGCATCTGCAAACGGGGGCCTGTTCCGACGGTGTCATCCGCGAGCGTCTTTACGATGCCTCGTGCGTAGGAGTTGTTCTGCACCTCGTAGCGCGCGCGGGTGCGGAGCGTCTTGCGGACGGCGGAATCCGCCTCTGCGTCCGCCGACAGGAACTCCGCTGCCGCCCAGTGGCGGGCGTTGTCCTTCGTGGTCTGCGCTGCGTCGAATCGGGCGCGCATCCACCTCGGAAGCGACAGCCGGATCGCCTGTCCCTTCGTCGGCTTTCTCTTGAGGAAGTTCAGCACGGCGACCCCGTCCTTTCCATCGCCTCGATGCCGGAGCAGACGCTGCCGTACCTCATATGATCGCGCCTCCCGCCGCCATCTTGGTGATGCGGATGGGCAGATGCCGCCCCGCCATCGCCTTTTTCGAGGCGAGGTAGCGGTCGGCCTCGGTGAGGTCGGAGAGCGAGTGGTTCGTCACCCGCTGTCCGTCCACCTCGACCTCCTTCGGCTTCGCAAGTGCCTCCGCAAGCGCGGTCTCTGTGTCCAATGTTCCCATCGCGGATTCCTCTTTACCGCGCGAAGATTTTTTCTACCGGGTAAAATGATTTTTTCTTTATCTTCCTTTCGTCCGCCGAAGCTCCGAAAGCTTCACCTTGGGCTTCGCGGGCGTCCGAGGCTTCACCACATCTGTGCCGGCAAGGACACAGCCGCACATCGACGCGGCGACGGCGCAGCCGACGAGTCCGTCCCACCAGTGGTTGTCGTGTGCTTCCGGCCGCATCTTCCACTCTTCGACACGTCGTCCACGTCCCTCTGTCTTCACCCGGTACTCGGCGGTGAGGTGTTCGGCGAGGAGCATGTGCGTCTCGGAGTTCCGTCCCCAGAGCGTCAGCGCACCTCGGTCGCCCTGCGAGGTCAGGAGGCGGCTCGCGACAAAGCTCTTCCAGTAGTTTGTGTCGAAGATCACGTGCCGAACCACGCGTTTCCCGCGTATGTTCGGCATGCGCCAGTTGTGTCCGACGCGGTCCCCCGGCATCTTCCTGTACTCTCCCATCGGCTTTGAGCTTGCGCCGATGTACTTGCCGTGCGAGGGTACGATAATGTTGGCGAACGCCGACTCGCGGCAGAACTGGTACACGACCTCGGTCGACTGCCCCCAGTTCGCGTCGATGAGGCATTTCTCGATCTTCATGGCCGCGCCGTCGTCGCGCGTGTGTTCCTTCGGGAGATACTTCTCGGTGAGTTCCTTGAGTCCGGCGTAGAGGCATCCTTCGAGTCCCGTCCTCGGATGCTTCGACTGGAGAGTCGGGCTGGCGTCCGCGAGCGTGAAGTACCGCCGCCGCTGTCCGGGCCATGCGCCGTAGTCTACCACCGCCCCCGTGAACTCGTCGCTCCAGGCGCACACGACGTAGAAGAGCAGCGTCTTCTGCACGTCGATGAACATCGTGAGGTGACTCGCCCAAGCGGGGACCGTCCCCTGGGCGTGTCCGTTCAGCCGATTCACGATGCCGTCCACCGTGAGCTGCTCGTCCGTTCCGAGATCTTCGGGCAGCGGCTCGTTCTGGTACTCGGCCCAGAACGCGGCCTCGTCGGTGAGCTTGAGGTTCATCGCGTGCTGGACTGCGGACAGCTCGTCGTAGTTGTGGCGCGCCGGCCACGACACCTTCGCGCCCTCGTCCATCTCCGCCCTGTGTGCCTTGTAGAACTCCGTCGCCTCGGAGAAGGTGCCCCGCTCGCGAAGCTCGTCGGCGCGGAGGTCGGCGTAGCGGTTCCACAGCTCCTCGTTCCTCGGCATCTGGTAGAGCATCTTGCACCGTTCGCCGTTCCATTCGGGATGGCGCGACTTGTCGAGTATCTGCTCGGCCATGTCGCCGGGGCGGATGACCGTGCAGGGCATGATGCCGGAGATCTTCTTGCCCGGCCCGGCGAGGCCGAGGATGTCGCCCGCGAGGACGCGGACGCGCTTGCGCGTCTGCTCCGAAGAGCCGGCCGACTCGCTCGTCTGCGGGTCGTCGATCACGACGAACTCCGGACGGATCGTGCGCCCGTCTGGCTTCTTGAACTTCATGCCGCGAATGCGCCCCGTGATGCCCGCGACGCGCACGAGGACGCCGGAGGACTTTGCGCCTGCGATGGTCGGGAGAACGATCTCGTTCGCCGTCCAGACGATCCGCGTCCGCTCCCCCTTGTGGAGCTGGCCCGCGCACCTGTTCGCAATGCCGTCGAGGCACTTGATGGGGTACGTCACCTCCGGGAAGTCCGCCGCGAGGTGTTCGTTCACCTCAAGTTCGGTCTTGATCGAGTCGAGAATTTCGAGTGCGGCGGACTCGCTCGCGCCGATCACCACGACGAACTCGCGGTGGCCATAGAGCATTGCCCAGATGGCTGCGGTCTCCGTGAGCGAGGACTTGCCGCTTCCGCGCGACATCGCAAGTGCGAAGAGCCCGCCTTGGAGGACGGCTTGCTGGATCTTCGCGATGGCGCGTAGGTGGTCTTCCGACCACGCGAGGACGTACACCTCCGGGAAGTAGGTCTCGCAGAAAAGCCGGAAATCGAGGCGGCATCTTTCCTTTCGCTCTGGGTTCTCCACCGCAGGGAGTTCGCCGATGTCGCGTCCGGCGAGCGACAGCTCGGCCTGTCGGCGCGACATCTCGTCGCGGTGTCGGGCGTAGTCACCGGCTGGCTCCGGCGGCGTGTTGTGCCGGTCGACGAGCCACGCGAGATACGCGTAGAAGTTGATGCATCGCGGGTCAGTCCGACTTGCGATGCGATACCCGCCCATCTCGAAGTGGCGGTACACCTGCGATGCGCTCAAGACCGTGCCGAAGTCGGTCGAGTTCACGCACTTCACCACGTCGCTGGGCTTAAGTTTCGAGAGCGTGAGGGGGTTACTCGGCACGATACGCCTCCGTCTTGAGAATCCATGCCGCGTAGTCGAACAGGCTGATCGTGCCGTTCTCGTTCACCGGCGCACCGGCGGCGATGTCCGCCTCCAGCGACTCCAGGGAGATCGTTCGTGACCCGGCGTTCGCGAGGGCGCGGACGAGCGCGTTCTTCGGCAGCGCATTCGCGTCATATCTGGGCATTCCGGCCTCCGAAATAAATATCGATTTTCCCGCTTGCTATCGTCGTCACCTTACGCCAATATGTCGACGTTTCAACAACCACAAACAAGGAGAACACAGAATGAGCACGAAGAAGAAGACCACAAAGACCGCAACGGCAAAGACCACGACGCGGGGAGGGGCGCGCTCCCGCGCGTCCGCTCCCGCCACGCCCCCGCCGGCGAAGCTCTCGCTCCTCGCCGCAGCCATCGAGGTGCTGAAGGCGAGCGACGAGCCGCTCAACTGCCGCCAGATGGTGGCGATGGCGAAGGAGCGTGGACTCTGGTCCCCCGGAGCTGGCAAGACGCCGGAGCAGACTCTTTACTCCTCGATCAAGCGCGAGATCGTCGCAAGGGGCGACGCCTCCCGCTTCGTCATGTCTCCGGTCAAGGGACATTTCACCTACCGCGCCTCATAGCCGAAGAGACCTTTCGCGCAGGCTTCGGCGTACCTTGGTTCGCGGAGACCGAGCGACTCGATGACGTGCGACGCGGGGACATCCTCCGTCCGCTTTTCGAGGAGCCGGTTCTCCGCGTCGAGGAACGCGATGCGGATCTCGCGCCGCCCGATGCAGCACGAGATCGCGCACCGCGCAAGGTAGAGGTTCCTGTCGCGCATGAAATCGAGCGCCTTGACGCGGGCGAGAACGTTCAGGGACACGTCCGCCTTCGTCGGGTCCTTGCCCCACGGCGAGCCGCCGCCGATGCGGGAGTTGCCGCCGTAGAAGTCGGCGACGAGCTTTCTCCCTGTCGTGCCGCAGTCGCCTATCGAACCGTGCCGCACATACCGTCCCGTGCCGTTCACGGTCACGCGGCAGTCGCTTCCGAGCATCGACTGCACGAAGTTCCGGATTGTCCCGGTCGCCGCCTCCTCGCACTCTGGACGGATCGGGATCGCCACAACGCACTCCACTGGAAGACCGTCTTCGACGGTCACCTGCGTCTTCACGTCCAGCCCGCCGAAGCGGCGTGCGCAGAGGTCGTGCGCGATCTTGCGGGCGAGCCAGTAGTCCTTCGGCATGAAACCGCGCGAAGGCTCGTCCACGGCAAGCCCCCAGAATATCCCCTGGTCTCCCCAGCCGTCCGCGTCCACGCCCTGCGCGATGTCGGGCGACTGCCGCGAGATGTGGCACGTCACGTCGAGGTCGTCCCCGCAGATGCAGTTCTCGCTACCGAAGAGCGACTGGTAGTCGCGGGTGTAGCCGATCCCGTTCACCGCCTCGCGGCAGAACCGGGCGATCTCCGCGTCCGTGAACCTGCACGAACTCGTCACCTCCCCCGATACGGTGCAGAAGTTGTCCTTGAGCTGCACCTCCAGGGCGACGCGGGCGTTCCGGTCGTGTTCGAGGTGGCGGTCGAGGATGTGCGACGCGATGCAGTCGCAGGTGCGGTCGGGATGTCCGGCGGCGCAGTATTCGGATGTCTGTATCATTGCCATTGGATCCTGTCTGTTCTGGTTTTGTGTTTTCTGGTGTGCAACTACGGCATCTGTCGCCGCCTGTTGTCCGCTATCTACTGTTGTCTTCGCCGGAACGTGTGTTTCCGGCGACATCTATAGTGTCCTGTGGTACCGTCGCCTCTGGTGCGGTACCGTCGGCTGTCGGCGTGAGCGCAACCCAGTCGCACCCCTCGCCGCGCATGAACTCAGCCCAGCGACGGCGTATGGCGTCGCAGTACTTCGGGTCGAGTTCGATTGTGCGGCACACGCGCCCCGTCTGCTGGCATGCGATCAGCGTCGAGCCGCTGCCGCCGAACGGGTCGAACACGACGTCGCCGCGCTTCGTGGAGTTCTTGAGAAGGTAGGCAAGCATCTCGACCGGCTTCATCGTCGGGTGGAGGTCGTTCTTCTTGGGCTTGTCGAACTCCATCACCGTCGTCTGCGAACGGTCGGCGTACCATTCGTGCGCGGCTCCGTCTTTCCAGCCGTAGAGGCACGGCTCGTGAATCCAGTGGTAGTCCTGTCGCCCCAGGACGAGCGAGTTCTTTTTCCAGACGAGGCACTGGCGGACGCGCAGCCCCACGTCGAAGCACGCGCCACGGAAGTTGTAGCCCTCGGAATCGGCGTGGAAGATGTAGAACGCCGCTCCTGGACGCATCGCCTTTTCGGCGGTTCCGAACGCGGCGCGCAGGAACTCGCGGAACTTCGAGTCCTCCATCGAGTCGTTCTGGATCGACTGCCCGTCCGAGCCGTGGTAGTCCACGTTGTAGGGCGGGTCGGTGAGGAGACAGTCAGCCTCTCCCTCGCCGCAGACCTTGGCGACGTCCTCCGCCTTCGTCGCGTCGCCGCAGAGGAGGAGGTGGTTGCCGAGCCGGTAGACCTCGCCGGGCTTCGAGACGGGAACTTCGGGCGTCTCGGGCACCTCGTTCGGATCGGTCTGCCCGACCATGTCCGCCGTGCCGCCGATGAGTTCGTCCAGCTCCGACGTGTCGAAGCCCAAGGCCCCCATGTCGAAGCCAGCCTCCTCAAGAGCCTTCAGTTCGGCCTTGAGCAGCTCCTCGTTCCACTCGGCAACCTCCGCCGTCTTGTTGTCGGCAATCCGCAGGGCGCGCTCCTGCTCTGGCGTGAGGTGGTCGACAACGATGGCCGGGATCGTCTCCGCGCCGATCTCCTTCATGGCCTTCACGCGCGTGTGTCCGTTGATGATGACGCGATCCTTGTTCACGATGATCGCGCCGATAAAGCCGTACTGCCGGATGGACGCCACCACGCCGGCGACAGCATTGTCGTTGTAACGCGGGTTGTTCTCGTAGGGCACGAGCGAGTCGATCCGCAGGTTCTGAATCTTGGGCATTTTCTTTCCTTCCGGTTTTTCCCATGTGAAATAAAGTCTCTTGGACAATTCCCGTCCTTCCCGCGCCCGTTCCTCTTGAGGGGTTCAGGGGGGAACCGCCCGTGCCTAGCCTTATTACCGCCCACCGGGATTTTCTACCGATATTTTTTCAAGAATTTTCGCCGTAGCCCGTTGACTTTCATGAGTAGATGGGGTATCTTACCCGCCGCTGCCGCAGATGGTTTACACCGGTGCTAATCGCTTTGCACCTTTTCTCACCGTCTGCGGCCGCATTTTCTTTCCCGCTGGCCTGTCGGTCAACGCCACGCGCGCGCGATACGCGCACACCGCATTTTGAGCGCGAACGGCCAAAACGCTGCGCCGCGTCACCCCGCCATTGACTTATTGACAGATGGGGGAAAAGAAGAAGAAAGAGAAGAATTCCCCCTCTTTCTCAGTCCGTTCCTCATTTTGGCACGTCTGCTATCTGTCAATGTATCTGTCAATAAAACTCATTGACGGATTGACATGCCCTCTCCCGGACACGAAAAAAATGTCAACCCGCGTTGACGCAGATTGACATATCATTGACAGATGAAGATTGTGGCTCTACAGCTCGGCGAGGATGCGCTTGCGCTGATCCGCATACTCTGTTTCCGAGATGATTCCGAGATCGTACAGCTTCTTCAACCGCCCCAGCCTGTCAGCCATCGGGTCGGGCTTGGCTGCTGGCGGCTGTGGTTCGCTCGGCATTGAGGGCTGCGCCGCCGGCATCGGCCTGGTCATTGCATCCTGCCGAGCCTTGACCTCGGCGAAGTTCCGTCCCGGCGCAGGCTTGGCTGGAGAGTCCTCGCCGAAGGGATAGACCTTGATTGGGTTGATCCCGACTGCCCGCAGCTTCGAGTACGCCTCTTCCCTGCTGTTGGCGAACAGGTCGCCCTCGCGCCTTTCATTGGACGTTGACCCCTTGGGTGTGTAGTAATACGCGAAATGCGACGAGCCGATCTTGAGCGCGGCAAAAGCAGCATCCAGCTTTCTGCTCGCTTCTTCCTTCTTCAGCTTCTCTTCCTCGGCACGACGTTGCCGTTCCAGTTGCTTTGCGGCTTTCCGTTCTTCTGCTTGGCGTTTCTGTTCGGCCATCCGCCGCTCATGTGCTTCACGCTTCTGCCGTGCCGCCTCCTCGCGTCGAACGGCCGCCTCGGTCTGTCGCGCCAAGTTTGCGGCTTGTCGCTCGCGTGTTTCGTACCAGACCTTGCCAGAAGAAAATTGATCCACCGCTCCTTTCACAAGCACGCGATCTGGGAACTGGAATCCGCACAATGCTCCGCCCGGTTCGAGATACGGCGTCGTGGGCAGAACAATGTAGCCGAGGATCTTGCGAATCGCCTCGACTGTCTCGAAGCGTGTCCCTTCCGGCAAGGAGATGGCGATGTCATGAGCCGTGAGCTGGCGGCAGATCTCGTCCAGGGCCTCTCGATCCCCCAGTGCCGAGGCATCCACAGGGACGATGCGGCACTCGGGACGAGCTTGATGGAATACGGACTCGTCGATTGTGTATTTCGGCGCGTGAAGGGTTCGCAGATGGTGGTTGAAGGAAACGAGAAACGTTGCCGAAAACTCCAACGATCCGCGAAGGGCATCTTGCCGAAGGAAGAACTGTGTGTCGGAGAGAAGTCTTAGGACACCTCGCTCGGCATTCTCATCAGAAAAGAGCGCAGCGAAGATATCGCCGTCGTCTCGCCGTTTGGCCGTCACGGCGAAGAGCATCACTTCTCCATTGCCGAGCGCGGCGTCCACACGGACGCGCGAAACCGGCCTGAACATCGGCTTGCCGTCGCGCTGCCCGTCCGCTGACACGTCGAACAGGCCATACTCGCCGCCCATCATCTCGCCTCGAAGCGTGAAGGGATTGAAAGACGATCCTCTCGGAATCGCGCCGACCAGCATCCTCCCGCCGTCCTTCAGCAAGAAGAGGCGCGACCTCTCGATGGCCTCCTCCCGCCACGAGATGCCCAGCAGACGGTTGTCGAAAAGAATGCGGGATCGGCCAGACGGCTGCGCAGGTATGAACTTCTCCGAGAACTCTGGCATCAACTCCGCCAGCGACGCTTTCGGCTGGCCGCTCATTCTTGCCGGCAGAGAGTATTCCCCATTCGAGTGCAGGTTGAGTCCGAAGAGGTCGGCAAATCGCCAATGGTATTGAATGACGAGCGTCCCCCACATCGTGAGGCTCTTGAGACACTCTGGTACGGGCATCTCGTTCTCTCGCAAGCGTTTCTCGATTATGCGGAAGAGATCGTCGGGATTCTGTCCCGTCACGACAGACACGAGAGGGTCTTGTCTGATTGCGGTGAGGATGCTGTTTGCGCTTCCGCACATTTCGCCCGGCATCCGCTCCAGAGTCCGCTTTGCAAGGGCGACGTACTCCCTGTGCATGAGTGCCATTGCCTCCGGCACGTGACGCGCCCGTTCCAGATCTGCGGCAAGGCACAGCTTGCGGTAGGTCTGCTCCGTATAGCCCAGGGGCGTAAGCGTAACCTCTATCGTGCGTTTGAGCTTATAGAATCCCGTTCTCGTCAGCTTGTTGTCCGTCGTCTCTTTTTCGTCCATCGCCTGTTTCCGTTTTGCGGGGGTCATATCTCGGACAGGATCGAGGCGCGTCTCTGCGCGCGCTCCTCCTCCGTGATAAGACCCTTGTTGAATTGTTCCTCTATGTCCGCGAGCTTCGCTTCAATCGGATCGGCCGGAACAGAATCTTTCATTTCCGCCTGCCTGTCCCCGAAGAGTGTCGTGAGCCAGATGCCGACGGCCACCTCGTGCGCGGGGCGTATGATCTGCTGCCGCCCGGCCATCGTCCCCGTGTATACGATCCGCCTGAATTCGCGCTTCACGATATCCATGAGATCGTCGGTCACCTTCAGCGGCTCGTCAAGCACCTTGACGCGCAGCCCCTCACTTTTGCGGCCACCGTTCCTGTTGTCGGAGATCGGATCGCTTTCGATCTTCTCGATGAACAGTCGTTCGAGTTCCGTTGCAGTTGCCGCCGGCACCACCTCCACGAGCCGCTTGCCCTTGAGCGCGGAACGGTCGTTCTTCTTTTTGGCCTTGCCCTTGTCCTCTGTCTCGCCGCTCTGTCTCGCCCGCTCCTCGCGCCAGGACACGCGCCCGTCCTCGTCCTTGAACGCGCGGTCGCGCAACTGGCATCCGCAGTAGGCTCCGCCAGCATTGCGCGGCCCGATTTCAGGCAAGTAAATGTACGAGAGAGCCTCTACGGCCTCTTGCAGATGGTCTTTGTCCGTTAGCAGCACGGCATCGCGTTTGATGCACTCGATTGCGGCGTTGCGGACGTCCGTCAGTCCCTCCGCCGGCCATCTCACGACCGCGCGTTTCGCCTCGTCCGGATAGGCATCAAGGTAATTCTTCCAGGAGCGTCCCTCGAACTTGCGCCCCTCGCGAGGAACGGTGGGGTTGATCGTGAACCACATGTCCACCTCGACGTCCTCGTCGGAAGCTTTCGCGGTGATCTTCGGAGTTGAAGCGCAGAACACGCAGGGCGTGGCATTGTCCGTCGTGAACGTGAGTTCCGCAGCCCATTTCGCCTCCCCGAAATCGACCGAGTAAAGGTAGATGCGCCCCTGCTTGGCCAGACGATGTATCTTCTTCCAGTCAAACTTCTCCGTGGTGATTTCCACGTTCTCTCTCGACCGTGTGCCGTCCTGCGAGAAGCAGCGGTATGCCGTCACCGCCAGGCCTTCCGTGTCGCCCTCCGTATACGCGAGGTCTCGGTCATGCTGGTACATCGCGTATTTCGGAATGATCATCAGATAGTACAGACCGTACTCGCGCAACACCCATACGGCACCCTTCGGGAACTCGATCTTCGCGTCGCCCTTGCCGACCTGCGGTGTCCAGAGGCGATGCGCCTTGAAGGGGCCGAACAGGCAATGCCGATACCAGCCGCAGCTGTCGGCGAGCGGACGCACCCGTGCCGTCTGCACGAGCTTTTCCATCGTTCCCGCGCTTCCGTCCAACCCCAACACTTGCTCGCAGGCGAGCGCAAGGGAAAGGTCTGGGAGCTTCAGCACGCCAGCGTTCGCCTGTCCGTGGAAGAGGACGATTGGCGAACCCTCCATCATGCCGAGTTTCCATGCCGCCTTTTCGACAGCCGTCCTAGCCCCCGCATCGTCGATCCGTTTGCGGGCATCCTCTTCCGAGAGGCCGTTCCGCGCCGCCACGGCTTTCGCCGCGCGCGCCATCAGCACGTCTACAAGCAAGTTCCGTTTCGCGGCGATCCGTTCCGCGCCCTTGTCGCGCGTCATCCTCACGAGGTGCGTCACGTCTGTATGCCGGATGACGCCCTCGCTCTTGAGAACCATCCGGCCCGGCAGCTGGTAGCCGCGCAGGATGCCGCCCGGCTCGTCCGCCCGCCTGTCCGGGAATGTCACCCAGAACAGGGCGGTCATCAACGCGCGGCGAAGATCCTCCGGCGGTTCGCCGTTCGTAAGGGCGCAGCCGTTCTTCAGTACGACCTCCCGCGCCACGTCCTCCGCCTTCGCCGGATCGGAGATTGCAATCGGACGATTCGCCCATTCCTTCTTCCGTTCCAGCATCACGTCGATGTTTCTGAAGCTTGTCTTGTCGACGGCGAGGTACTTTCTTTTCTGCGGATTGAAGGTCACACTGTACTGCATCGTGAGACGGTCGTTCATGTCCTCTCCGTGATCAGGCTTCATGAACACGGCGAACTCGCGCGCAAGGTGCGCGTACACCTCTTTCGGGTTCAGCTCGTTGTCCGTCACGGCATCGAACAACGGATCGGCCTCGATCCTGAAAATGCACAGTTCCCTGTCTGTCACCATCCGCCGTAGAAGGGCGAGGTCGCACGTCCCCCTGCCGATACCATCCCGCTTCGTGAGCAGAAGCCGGCTGCATGCGCTCTCGCGCCCAGCCTCGTATGTGTGTTCGATCTGGTCCCACCAGCCCCAGCCGGCCTTCAGCATCACGGCGAGGTGCTTCACCCCATTGATGATCGGAAAGAACACGCGGCCGCAGCGCATGTGTTCCTCAAAGCAGCAGTTCCCGAACACCTGACATCCGAATGACAACCGGATGCGCTCTGGGCGGGATGTCGTCGTGGACAAGGTGGTCATCCACGACGAATGCGTCCGCCAGGCATTGAACCATCTCGGCTTGTCCCTCCCGTATTGCGCGTCCCACTCTCTGAGACGCCACGCCGGCGTCCTCTCCGTGTTCCGCGACATCATGGCCTCGCGCATCTCGTCCCACGTCTCCCAGCGGGCCATGTCGAGCATCGTGACCGTCCCCATGTTGCTCAAGGTCTCCCAAATGGGCGTGATCTTCACCTCGAAGCGACATTGCCGGCTCCAGAGGCCGATGGCTTCACTAGGGTCGGTGATTTCGAGAAACGGATCTGTGGCTGTTTTGGTCACGCCGAATATTATATCATGTCTGCCCGTTCATAACGAACACCTCGCCGCCTTTTTGTCCCTGCTCAACGTGGATGTCGCCACGCTCGATGAGCGTGGCGAGGACGCGCTTCAGCTCGTCCTTCTCGATGCTGATCGACCGCAGCAGCTGCCGGTACGAGAGCCGCCCGCCCCCCTTGATCGTGATTTTCTGCAACACGCGCTTCATGAGCGCGTCGAACTCGCTGTCATACACGTACAGCCCTGCCTGGTACAGCATCCGCCGCGTCGCATGGAACACCAACGCACGCGCCCACTCTACCGCTTCCGGCGTCACCACGGGATTCAGGACGCTCTGCGAGACGGCGTACACCAGCGAATACTTCGCCACTTTCTCCGCCGCCCTCGCCCAGAGCGCGAGCGCACAGGCCGAGTTCGTTTTCTCGAACCGCTTGTAGTGTGCGTCAGCCTCGTGCCGTACCTCCTTCAGCCGCTCCCTCGCCCGGCTCTCGATCCCTACGATCCTCGGCTGCGGGAATTCGCTGAAGAGTTCGTTTTCGTGTCCGATCCGGATCAGCTGTGTGATGTCGTCAAGCACACGCTGCGGGAAGTCCTCCATGATGGGGTTGTCGTTCGCGTCGCCACGTGGCCCCGCTTCCAGCACGAGGCATCTGGCCAGTAGCCCGTTCTCCATCACCCGTTCCGAAAGCGCCTGGTACAGGAATCGCGGCACCGCCGTCCCCAGGAACGTGAGGTGCGGCTGGATGATCGTGGTCGACGCGGCGTGCTGTCCCCGTTGAAGGGCCTTCTTGCGCATGATGTGCGCAGAGGAAGATTCCGAATAGAAACGCAATAGCATCGAATTGATCATCTCCGCCCGCGTGTCCTTCATCTTCACAGTGTTGAACAACACGTCGCACTCGTCCACCTGAAAGAAGCTCGCCGGCGAAACGAGCAGGGCATCTTCCAGTCCCTCGCCCGAAGCGAAGTAATCCCCCATCTCGGACGCAAACCCCTTGAGCGCGGCGAGCGAAACGTTGACGGATCGCGGATGCTGCTTGCCCGACCCCGAGTTGGCCAGCGACAGGATGTACACGTTTGGGCGTGTTCCGAACTCGTCCGTGAATTTCCTTCCGCACAGATGCGCCAGCATGGCAAACGCCCCCGCGAACGCCAGCGCCTTGTTCGGGTACGGCGCGGTGCGCAAGGTATATCCCATCAGTTCCGAAACAAACCCCGGCACGTTGAAAAGCTCGTCTGGTATCGGCCCCGGATCGGGAAACTCAACGGTGCACTCCTCGTCCTCGCCAGATTTCCCGCTCGGTTTGCTGCCCGTTTCCCCCATGATCCCCGAAAGATCCACGCCAAGGTCATCCTTTTCCACCACCCCATACCCCTGTGCCAGCAGATCCTTCGCGGCCGCCGTAAAGTCACCCCCGTGTGTAAGTATCGCGTATACCTGGAACGCATTGTACCCCTTGCCCGGCTCAAACGGGGTTGCATTCGTCGAGAAAACATAAAACACGCCGTCCTTCAACGTCGCCGAATGCCCCGCCTGCGCGTTCTTTCCGGGGCGCGTCCACAGCTCGTTTCCGTCAGGGTTCTGGCCACACATCGTCCAGCCGCAGGCGGTCAGCAGAGGCCGGATGTCGCCTCGGCGCGCGAAATCGTCCCCCGGTCTTTCCAGAAAGGCCCCACAGTCGCCCTGTGTCGCGTTCTTCGGGGCCGGTTGGGGTTCTGGTTCGTCCAGCTCGCGGGCGGCGGACAGGAGGGCTTGTCGCGCCTCCTGCGAAATGGTCGGGACGTGTTCAAAGTCGCCCTGTTCCAGCGTGTAGCCGGGTGTCGGTGCGCACAGGAAAAGACCGCCCTCGCCACGAGTCTCGATAAGCGTCTTGATCTTGCCTTCCCTCACGCCCCTCGCCAGTTTCAGGTTACCCTCGATCTTCCCCTCACACCTGTACACGACATGTTTTCCACCCGAGGGAGTGGCCTCCACTACGAGCCCTGCGAGCACCGTAGTGTCGATCTTTGCACACCATGCCGGATACGCCTCCGCCCTTTGGTCGAAGTCGATGCATTCGAGATTTCCTGAAACCGAACCCGCCACGATGCACACGCCGTCGTGGGTGTTCGAGAACCACGCCTCCTCCTCCACCTCCGTGGGGAGCCGCTTCGCCCAGGTTCGCCACGCGCCGATGGCCGGCCTTTTCTTCGCCTTTGAGGCTGGAAGGGCGGAAAGCCCCGCCCGCCTGTAGCCGAGCGCGGTCTCAACGGCTATCGCCATGTCCGCCTCCCTCCACGGCCTTGCGCATCGCGCTGTTGACGGTCGCTCCCCAGGCATCGTAGCCGCTCGTCCGCGCCCGTCTCGCCAAGACGATGCAGAACACCGTGACCACCGCCCCCAGCAGTGCGGCGCAAAGAGCGACGCGCAAGCCGCGCACGATGGCCTCGTGCCGGCGCGCGATCTTCTCCTCGTACTCGAAATCGTCCTCGTCCATCTGCTTCACCTCCACCTCGCGTTCAGAACGGCAGATCGTCGAGATCGCCATCCTCGAAGTTCATGTCGTTCGGCCCGCCCTCCGGCGTGTCGCCGACAACGCTCGACACGATGTCCGCATATCGTTTCCCCTCCGTCTTGCGGATCGTGATCGACTTCGTGGTCTTCACCATCCCCCCGAAGACAGCCTCAAGGAACTCTGCTGCCGTCGCCGGAATGAACACATCCTCCGCGATCCGCCTTGCCTTGAACCACTCCACAAACTTCCGCCTCGCGTAGCCGGAGTGTTCAGGGCAAACCCACTCGCAATGGCGCTCGTTCATGCCGCACCAGTATGTCACCCGTATGGTCTTCGGGTAGTCGGGCGGCGCGCCGCGCTTCGCCCACTCGTCGTAGTCGACATGCGTCACCTCCAGCGTCTCGAACGTCGTCTCGCCGGAGATCACCCCCAGCGTCGACGCCGTCGCTTCGATCTTGACTTCTTTCTCCTTCCTCTCGAACTCAAACCCGCATTCGGGGCAGACCATCAACGGAAGCGGCATCATGGTCTGGCACTTCGGACACGCCTTCGCAAGCGGCCCGCGTTTTTCGCCCGTCTTCTCGCCCGGCGGGCGCAGGCAGTCGAGGCATCCGTGCCGCTCGATGTTGCCGCCGAAGTCGAGGATAAGGCAGTCTGTCTTTCCCGTTTCGGGCGACAGCCGCGTCCCTCTCCCGCACATCTGCATGAGCAGCCCCGGCGACATCGTCGGACGCAGCAGCGCCACGCAGTCGATGTTCGGGGCGTCGAATCCCGTCGTCAGGCACTCGACATTGCACACGAATTTCAGCGGCGGCTTCTCGCTGCCGAAGAGGTCGGCCTGCACGCTCTTGCCTTTGAACCTCTCCAATATCTCCGATCGCTCAAAGGATGGTGTATCCCCCGTCACGATGGCGCACTCTGTGCCGGCGAGAATTGAAATCCGCTCTGCGACCTTCTGGCAATGCGCCACGGACGAGCAGAACACGATCACGCTCTTCCTGTCCTTCGTCAGTTCCACGATCTCGCGGCAGGCCGAGGAGACGATGGCATCCTCCGTCATCGCCCGCTCTACTTCCTCTGCGACGAACTCCCCGGCGCGCACGTGAAGGGCGTCGAACTTGGCGATGTTGCGCCCAGACTTCGCCGTGAGCTTCGAGAGGAATCCCTTTTCAATCAGCTCCTTGAGGTCGATGCGGTAACAGATCTCGTTGAGGATGTTCTCTGGACGGCAGATCATGCCTCCCTTGAGCCGGTAGGGCGTCGCCGTGCATCCCACGATCCGCATCTTCGGATTGATCTCCTTCAGCCCCGCGAGGAGTGTCCTGTACATCCCCTCGCCATCCGGCGGGATAAGGTGGCACTCGTCGATGATGCACACGTCCCGATGGCCGATCTCCTTTACCCTGCGGAAGATCGATTGGACGCCGCCCACCACCACCGGGCGGTTCGCCTCCCATCGATCCAACCCTGCCGAGCAGATGCCCACGCCGATGTCTGGCGCGACGAGCCGTATCTTCTCGGCGTTCTGTTGCAGCAGTTCTTTCGCGCCCGCGACCACGAGCGCGCGTCCATTCCACGCCTTGACTGTGTCCGAGGCAATCTGCCCCAACACCCAGCTTTTGCCAGAGCCGACGGGCATCTCCACGCAAGGGTTCGTGTCCTTGTGCCGCAGATGTTCGTAAACAGCCCTTACGGCGTCCTCCTGGTAGTATCGAAGTCCCATTCTTGTTTCTTCTTTCCGATGTTCATTCTAGTTCTTCCATCCGTACCTCCACCCGCGCCTCGCCGTCGGGTTCGTTCATCACCACGTGAAGCACTTTTATCTGCGAGTCGTCGTGCATCGTGCCGGCGTGTGCAAGCGAATCGAGGAGAGATTTGAGAACGTTGTCCACATCCCTGCGGCGGCGATCTTTCGGGTAGAGCAAGGCCGTGAAGGACAAGCGTCCCTCAAGCGGCCTCGCTCCACTGAGGCGTGACACGACCATCTTCCGGTACTTGCGTCCCTCTCTGCTGATCAGGACGCGAAACCCTACACTGCGATAGTAAGAATTCACGCTGGGCGGATACGGCAGAATCGTCTCGATCCGCCTCACCAAGGCGCATTCCCCGAAGCGGTCGGCTGCTTCTGTGCGCCCGTTCCGTTTGGGGCGGCGGTGTTCTGTGCGGCGGTGTTCTGTGCGGCGGTGTTCTGTGCGGCGGCATTCTTGCCGCCGTTTCCGCCGCCGTCTTTAGGCTTCCAGCCCTTGATCTCATTTGAGGGTTCGCCGTTCTGGTTCTCCCTCACGACCACCTTCGCGATGAGCGGAATGCCGTGCAGCTCCTCCTTACTCTTGGGGCGCAACACGCCTACCGCATGGCAGATTGCCGAAAGTTCGCGCTTCGCGATCTCCACCGCAGTCGCATTGGGGTTTTTGAGGTTAAGCCGCGCCCAGAGGTTGCGCTTGTCGTAGTCGCCTCCAACCACCTGACACTTCAGCTCAAGGAACGAGCCGGTGCCGGCCTTCGTCGGCCTCCACGTCGATTCCGTGATCACAACCTCGTAGTCCCCAGGAGGGAGAGGCTCAAACGTCCCCGCCGGCTCAATGCCGGTCGCGTCGAAAAATACATCGTCCATTTCAGTTTTCCTTTCTCGTTATGCGTTTTCAGTTTCATTGGGAGCGGCTTGCCCGTTCGCGGGCGGCTCGCTCGTTGCACTGGAAGGGTGAGCCTCGCCAGCGTTGCCATTCATCTTCGTGATGGCTTCCCAAATCACATCCCAGGTGAAGGGATGCGGCCCCGGCGCAATGCCATAGCGATTCTTCGCGAGGCGGTGGATCGTTCCTACCGCGTACATCTCGCGCTCGCCGCCGTTCTTGCCCACGATCATGCGGTTGCCGTTGGCGTCCTCGATGGTGCGGAAGTCAGCAGAGATCACGATGTCGTTCCACTCCGCCACCCAGTCGCAGATGCCCGCGATTAGGCGCGGCGCGAGGCGACGGTCGGATGTCCCGTCCGCGCGCTTGATATTCTCCACATGGTCGTGCGCGATCTGCACGATGGCCATGCTGCGCTTGCTGCGGATCTCGTCAAAGAGGCCGTAAACGTCTTTGCGCAGCTGCGTGAGCGCGGCCGACTGCCCCCGGTTGAACCCGCCGTAGGCGGTTTCGAGGAACTTCACGCCCGCCGCCTTGCACACGCCGTCCGTGACGAGGTTCTGCAACGCGGTGAGCGAGTCGATCACGAGCGTCTTGTAGCCGTGCGGCTCGTCGCGCACCGCCTTGAGGCACTCGACGAACTTCGCATAGTCCGTCACGTGGTCGAACCTGTCGCACTCGATCTGGTCGAGGCCGTCCTCCGTGGGGATGAATATCGGGCTTGGCGCTTGCGCGGCCCAGCTCGACTTGCCGACACCCGCCGGCCCGTACACGAGGATGCGCGGCGGTCGTGGCCGCGCTCCTTTCGTTATCTTTTCCATGAGTCCCATGGTTTCTTTTCCTTTCGGTTTTCTGTTTTTTCTGAGCGGCAACCCGCCGCCCAAATTCCGTTCTGTGCGGTGGCATTCTGCCGCCCTGCTCTCGTTCTGTGTGGCGGCATTCTTGACGCCCCAATTCCAGTCCCTTGGTAGCCAATCCTAGATTTGATGGCCGAACTCTCCAGATTTGATGGCCGAACTGTGTTCGGCCTATATCCTCGTCAGCGGCCTCGTCTCCTGGAATCGCGTCTCCCACACGTCCCTCTCGCGGCAGTCGATCAGCTCGCGTATCGCGCTCGCGTTCTCGGCCTCCGCCTGGTCCAGCACGTCCTCGGCGTAGCGAAATACACACGCCCTGTAGGGCTCGTGCTTTTCCACGGCGATGATGTACACCGGGTATCTCGTCCCGCTCACGATCTCCAGAGCCTTGCGGTAGAAGGCCATCTGGTAGGCGTACTGAAACTTCCGCGCCTCGCTCTCGAACCATTCGAGATCGTCGCCCGTCGTCTTGAGGTCGACGATCCCGTAGTCCGGCGTGAACCAGTCGAGCCGCGCCTGCGCAGGCGTTCCGAAGAAGTCCTCGACGCGGATCGTGCCCTCGGCAACTCCGTTTTCGAGGAGCTTCTTTGCCTCCGGGTGGTTCCACACGTTCTCCGCCATCTTCTCGATGGCCTCGAACTCTCGGCACGAAACCACCTCCTTCGTCTGCGTGGCCATGAAGTCGATGAACTTCTGGCTCGTCCGGCCGAAGGGCTGTCCCGTCTTCGGGTTCACAGGCCCGTCCGTCACGACGAACTCGCGGTTCCACACGTCAGAGTCCTCCAACGTGAAGCAATGCGCCGCCCGCCCGAACGCGAGGGCTTGGGTTTCCGGCTTTCGCATCTTCCCCGTCATGGTGAGATGGTAGCTGCGCGGGCACTTTCGGAACAGCGCCAGGTTGTGTGAAGAAAGATAGCGGCCCGACGCGGAATCCGCGTGATACTCGCTCGCCTTCACATCCAGCAAGAATGGATATTTCATGTTGTCGTTTTCCTTCCACTCGGCGGTTCGGAACCATCCTCCCCGCCGGTGCCATACCTCTTTACCGCGAGCCGGAAAAATCTACGGGGGTATCTTTGTAAAACTCGCGCACGAACTTCCTGACCCTCGGCCACAGAACCACCCAGAGGCGGCGCGGCTTGACGCCCACCATCCCTGCGATCTCCTGCATCTTGTGCCCCTGATAGCGGAGGACGAGGATCTCCGCAAGCTGCGGATCGTGTTTCTCCAGCGCGGCAAACATCTCGCGCAGATCGAAAGCTTCCGCGAGGCGTCCGGCATTTGCGCGCGTGTCTTCGAGAAGTTCGAGGAACGTCATCGAGCCGCTGCTCGTTTCGATGTCGAACTCCCGCACACAGACATTGAGCGAGAGCGTGTTCCGCCTTTTCTTCTCCTTGTTCCAGGTGTTGCGCATGTAGTTCTTCGCCGCCCAGTCGATGGCATGGCTTGCGAACGAGTCGTATGTGCAGCCCTTGTCGCTCCTGAATTTCTTCCACGACTTGACGGCTGCGGTGATCAGTTCCCCGATGATGTCCTCGCGTCGGATTTCCCTGTCGACCTCGTTTGCGTCGCGGTACGACAGCTGGATGACGCTCGCGTGGATTTGAATTTTCTCCCAGACCTTGGGTGTGATCGGCGACTCTGGTCGCGGGTGGATCGTTACTTCTTTCTTTTGCATTTCGCAGTTTCCTTTTTGCCGCCGCCACGCACCATGCGAAGCGGCCCGGAAACGGCGAAATGGCCTTTGACAACTGTGACATTTTCGATGTCAATTTTTCCCCATGTCTACTCCCTCGCTGTTTTTAGCCACTTGGGGCATACCCCAGCCTCAGAACTTGATATTTCTGACATTGACAAACCCTCGGCCGGTTTTGTCAATATCTGTTTTCATTTGTCAATATCGCCGACGAGGGATCTGGCGGTTCCGAAACGGCACACGGAACCGTGGGCAACTTGGTATCTCTTGCGACTTGCAACCGGGTAAATACAGAAAATACACTTCACACCATTTCGTACCAAATAATATTTTTCTTTCCGCCCCTCTTTACAGCCCAGATAGGGTTGTGATATACTACCCTCCGTTCACAACCGATAGGAAACGTATACATGAATTTTGGAGCCACATTGACCCGCCTTGATGCCGCCCGTCTCCAGCAGACGGCAAAGGCCACGATCCAAGGCAATGGTCGGTTATCGTTCAGCGTTGAGGCCGGTCGCCTCATGAATCTCACCGATGATGCCAGCCTCATCATCTTCTCTGCCGAGAACGGCGATCTCGGCGCGACGGTCAGCACAAAGGGCGACCCCCAGGCGTTTGAGTTGAAGAAGGCTGGCGCTTATTACTACATCAGTTTCAAAAATTATCTTCAAGAGATGGGGATCAATTACAAGAGCCAGCGCATCCTCTACGATATCACGCAGCTCAACGAGCAGCTGGAAGGGCGCACGCTCTTCCGCTTTGCCCGTCGTGTTCTCCCCAGGGAGGCGAGCAATCTTCCTCTCACGAACGGCACCGTGCCGGAGGTCTCAGAGAGCGATTTCGAGGAACCGGCCGACAACCCGCCGGATGATTTCGGTGAGGATGGCGGGGTTCCACCGCCGGCCCAGGAGCAGGTTTCGCCCGTTCCAGTCCCAGTGCCAATGCCGCCGATTGTCGAGGATCCCGCCAAGAAGGTTCCCGTGCCATCCTCCGCGCCGCCCTCCATCGGCACGAGCGTCCCGCCAGTCCTGTGCGGCGATAATTCTGCCGCAGGCAATCCGACGGTTCCGTCCGGTAGCATTCATGCCACCGAAAAATCATCCTCCATCGAGAATTCCAATGTACGCTAAATATCCAAGGGGCTTTTCGTATGTTCAACAGTATTGGCACTTACCTTGCCAGAAAGGTTCACCACCACCCGGCTGACGACCTCACTGAGGTCGTTCCCGTCGGTAGTCCGCTTCTCTCCGAGGGGATCTTCGTCGAAGATTATAACCATCCTGAAACCCTCGTCGTGTGTCCCTCATGCGGAGGGGTTTCTTGTTATGGCGAAAAGTGCGATGGCTGCGGCGCGCCGATCCCGTCGACCGTCGAGCAGTGGGAAAGCTCGTGTTTTTCCCACGTCGGCCTTGAGAAGTTCATCGGCCGGTTCTTCGGTTGCGGGCGCGGCATCGTCCACTCCGGCAATGTGTGCTGCTACGGCACCATCCGTCACCGCCAGTTCTTCTATTGCCCCAACCCCAAGCCCAACTTCTTCTCCATGCACGGCGAAGATGCGTCCATCATCTTCGGCAGCAACGAGGCCACTCAACCTACCGGCTGGAGTGGAAGGGCGGTTCTGTTGAGCGAGCTGTTCTCCGTCGACGAGGCGAACCACAAGATTGTCGCCCAGCCCGGCCCGCTCAACCACCTTTTCCCAGAAAAGGCGAAGCAGCCGCGCTTCACCCGGATTCGGATGAACAAGCGGCGCAACGAGTGGCTCCAGTATCTGCTGAACTACATCTCCGGCATCCAGCAGACCGACCAGTCCAAGCGCAAGCGCAAGTACAAGCGTCCGGGGTTCAAGCAGATTCGCGACTGGTTCGTCGCCAACATCGCCGGCGCGTCGACAAGCCCGCGCACCTACCGCCGCGACATCGAGGGCATGACCTCCTTCGACGACGAACACGACGCCTACGACAAGCGCGACCACCTCGTGAACTTCATTTGGTCACACATCGAGGATCCGGATTTCCTCTTCGCCCCCAAAGCCACAGAGGTGATCCTCCGCGAACTCGCCAAGATCAATGCCGACGGCACCATCGATTCGGAAGCCTTCTGCACCGGCCGCACACCTGCCTGGGAGGGTGATTCCACCCGCACCCTGCGCTCCGCCCCCACCCTCGATATCGACAAGGATCTCCGCACTCTCTGAAAGGCTCCCCCTTAAGCGTTTTGCCCTTAAGCGTCTCGCAAGTCCCCTCTCCCCTTAAGAGTTTTGCCCCTAAAAAAGAAAGGCCCTACCAATGAAATCCCCCCACCTCAAATCCATCCTCGCAGCCACCACTTTCGGCATCGCACTCATGATTCCACAATCGTCACATGGCGCAGGTAAAACTTTGCCATCCTTTGTGGAACAGGCAAAAATTCTTGAGCGGTCATGTGCATTTGTTATCCATACCAACGGCAATCCCATTGGAACCGGTTTTTTCGTGGCGCAACACATACCGGAACCAGGCATCTTTTTTGTTACGGCGCGCCATGTGCTTGAGGCACCTGGCCTTTTTGCAGCTAAACACGCAGTCCTCAAACTACGCATCAATTCTGTAGATGGTAAGACAGGCGAAACGACCTCAAATCTCCTTGCGCTTGATGGTGATCGTCCGTGGTTAGAACATAAGAACGACGCTGTAGACATCGCCGTAGTGCCGATACTTGCAGCCCGACAAGAACGAGAGGGGCAACAGATGGGGTTAATGAGCATCTCGTATGTTAATCGGCCGATTAAACCGATCATCATTGATAATATGAGAATGCTTACATTAGCGTTCCCTCGTGACGACAAGGTGAACTTTGCCAATGCGCCTTTTCGGAAGCGTTTTGGAATCGATGTTGGTTCCCCCATACTCACGATGGGTCTGGTTCCTATGATCGAAGCAGCAAACCCCAAAGGCAATCTGCCAAATTTGATCATGCAAAAGCGAGGCTATATTGGTGCGATGCCCAAAGTGCCAATGTTCATTGGGTATTTGCCGAATCACCGTGGTTATGCCAAGTCAATATTCCTCGATTGCCAAGTAGTACATGGCAATAGCGGCAGTCCTGTATTCGTGCAAACCCCATCAACGACCAATCAAATGTCGAATTCATACCATCTGCTTGGGATTGTTAGTGCGATTACGCCAGACGGTACGTTGCCACCACCGACGGGCCAAGGAACTGACATTTCTGCCATTGTCCCTGTCGATTACCTGTGTGACATTCTCGAATCACCCGAAACAGAGGCTCTGCAACGGGAACTGCATCGGTGTTTTAGAAAGAAGGTAGAGTACCACAAGGAAAGAGAGATCATCCTTAAACAATGTCGAGAGATCCAGGCAAGCACTAGTCATGTTACAAACGAGGAGGAGGTTGTGGTTTTGCGCGGAAAGGTCAATCAACTGGCAGAGCGTTCAAAGAGGCTGTTGGAGTTAGAAAAGGATGCCAATCGCAATCTTTTCAAGCGGTACAGAACCGATGATTGGGACGAGCCTCGCGACGGTCTTAAGCCGAAGCCGTACTTCAACTACTGGTGAATTGTCCATCGTGTCCTGTCCGAGTTTTGCTGGGCGCACCCCGTCGCGCCCACCCCTAAGAGTCTTGCCCCTACGCGTCCTTCAGCCCCTCCCCTGCCCCTCCCGCCCCGCCCACAAACTTTTTTTCTTTTACCCCCTTGTGCATGCAAACCGAGTGTGATAAACTTCGTGCCGTTCCGCTTACAGGAAGTTGGCGATGCGGTTTCTTTCGAGTGAAGGAGATTGGCAGCCAACGGAATGACGGCGATCCTCGATACTCGTGTGTTGAGGTGCTTGAACTAAGACAGGAGTCAGAACATGGCTAATAGTGTTGTCCCGAATAGGGTAATGCGATCTCCGCAGGAGATCGAGCGTGAGGTGCTTGCGTGGGTTAAGGATAACTCCGAAGCAGCAGAAAAGGCTCTCGCGGATTTGCGTCGCGTTGTCAGCGAAGCCCCTATCCATGCAGCATTGCTTGGCGAGTTGGCCGCCCGCTACAAGATCCCGCGCCCCGTATCAGCTTTCGTCCGGCTGCACAAGGATGAGTTTAGATTCCTCTCTCCGATCTTAAGCCGTACTCACAGTCCTACCATCTGCCTCGTCGGTAAGGAACAGGACGACGCCTACTGGGCCAAGTTCCGTCGCAAGGGGCTTGAGGCCTCCGCCGACCAGCCCATCTTCAACCCCTGGGCCGTCCTCGGCATCAGCAACGCCACCGCCCCGTTCGGCGAGAATCGCATCCGCATATTCGAGGCGTTCTTGTGGGCGCACTACGGCATCTCGACACTCAAGGACATGGCTACCGTCTGCGCTGATTTCAGGCGCGAAAGCGGCGTCCCGTTCGCCTCGTTCTTTAATGGTCTCCGCCCTGCGGAGTTCCAGAAGACCCCACTCGCCTCGGAGCGTTTCACGTGGTCGTGGTCAACCGACAATCCTCCTTGCCTGTCGTGTGCGGTCAAGTCCCGCTATGCCCTTGACAAGGGGCTGCCATCTGTCGTTCCCAACGGCCTGCATGTCGCCGCTCTCACCAAGGAGGCCGCAAAAAAGCTTCCGGAGGATATCGACTTCGCCCGCATCGCCAAGAAGTTCAATGTCACGGAAACCGCCGCGCTGGCCGCCTACATCCCCGCGCTGCGCTCGGCGGTGCAGTTCGCGATGCTCAACAAATCTGCCGGCTATGCTGCCGAGCAGTTCTCATCCACCCCAAATCAGAAAGGAGGTTCGTCGCTTGCGCAGCTTTACAGACAAGCGCAATCCGTAGCCAGCGCGGTAGAGGCCCTGATGGCTGAGATCAAGAGACTTGATCCCACCGTCGGTTAACAAACACAGTTATCGTTTCGGTCGGACGAGTTCTTAGGAGAAAGACCGTCCACCATTTCATTCGGTGTTAGAAAATGGCACCAAGGAGGTTCAATGCAAGACGAAAGAACTGGAACGGAGATGCACGATCTCCGAAAAGTTGATCCCGATACCGGCCGCCAATCAAACGTGGTGGTGCAGCCGGTCAAGAAGACTGCGGACAGCAAAGCTTACCGCTTCCTGTTCCTCAGTAGGTATGACAAGAGGCACGAGGACATCGTTGCCAAGATTCAGATCCAAGCCCCAGACGGCCGCATGTTCTGCGAGCGCGATTACCATCAGCGTGACCGCCGCTTTGCCGAACCAGTGGCGAGGGTCTTGGCAGATACGCTAAGCATCATGAAGTTGGCGGGGGCGCAGAACCTCGACCACCTCATGTCCGGAAAGGAAGCGTTCACCCTGCTCATGGAACTGCCCATAAAGCGGTTGCGCGAGATCGGATGGACGTTTCGTCAGCTCCCAGAACCCGGTGCAATCTTCGACCGAGAGGATGTAGCCCGCAAGGCTCGCCTCGCGGGTCTGTTGCTCGACGGGTCGAACATAGTCCGTAATGGTCGCCTCGGTGCAAATGGCGTTCGCGCGCTAAAGGCGTTGCTCGACAAACTCGACAACGACGGCACTTGGTGGCACCTGTACTTCGACAACTCGATACGCTGGTGGTTCCATGATACGCAGAACGCCGAAGGGCTGTCTCTGCTCGACTGGCTCTACAGCGAACGACGCAGGTCTGTCACGACCGCCAAGAATGGGCGTTCGGCAGACGAGATGATACTCCGCTGGGCATACAAGCAGGGGCGTCACATCGTGAGCCGCGATGGCTTTCAGGACGATCCCGCCTGCGTCTGGCTCCAGGAATCGGCAAAGGCGCAGTATCCGCGCCTGCACAAGTATTACTCGCACGATAACGTGATCGAGATTCCGAACCTCGGAATCGAGGCCACGTTCAACATGGTTGCATAAAAAACACCGCCCGGCTGCGGATGTACCATTCGTGGCCGGGCTACAACAGAAAGGAATCCAAAGATGTATTGTTGTCCAGATTGTGGCCTCTCCTTCGAGGAGGGCGATTACCGTCTTGAGGAGCGTACCCATGACGGTCTCTTCCGTTGTCCTGAATGTTCTCGTCCGCTCGACTTCGACGACGAGGACGATCCCGAAAACACCTAACAACTCGAAAGGAAACACTTATGTTGATTAATGAACATAGGGCTCGAATTACCCAACACCGTGGTGGTTCGGTCAGAGGAGTCAGCGATGCTGACATCCAAAGGATGTGTGACTTCCTGTATGGTGCAGTGAGGGCACGATGCAAGGACTTTGAGGATGCACAGTTCGCCGCACGAGACTTGCTCGGCGGTGCCAACTACTTCTGGGAGGGTACTCCGATGGCAGTCCTCTTCAACAAGTACGTCGATGAAGGGTGTACGCATGAAGAAGCGGTAAAACGTGCCGGTCAGAGTGCCGGTAAATTGCTCAAGCGCGTTCTTATCGAAGACCCCAACCGCACCTACGTGATCGGTGACGCCGGCCTCGCCGCCGGCTACACGTGGCTTGGTGATGGCGCTCGCCGATAATCACCACATCAAAACACGATAAAGAGCGAGGCCCGGCAACAAGACCGGGCCTCGCTCATTTTTCTGCCTTGCTACTCACCGCCATTCTCCTCAGTCACATAGAAGGGCACCACCCCCATCGATTCCCGCACCACATAAGAGTCTAGCTCTTAAGCGTCCCACCCCCACTCCATCATTGCGCTTTTTCTACGCCATCCTACCTCAATCCTTGATTCTGCATTATTTCTTTCCTCTGCAAAACAGAGCGAACATAGCGTCTCTGCGCCCCAGAGAAATTCCGGGGAAAAACAAGGAACAGAAAAATGAAGAAACTCATGTTTGTGGCGGCGGCGGCGATGGCCTGCTCCGCATTTTGCATCGAGTCGGCGAATACCGTCGGCTACACGGCGAAGACCATTCAGGCTGGCAAGTTCTACCTCGTCGGCGCTCAGTTTGATGAGACTGGCACCACCTCCCCCGGTCAAGTGGACATGAACAAGCTCATTAAGCTCCCTGATGGCCTTGTCGCTGGTGAGTATGACAACGACTTTGCAACTGCTCCCCAGATTCAGGTACAGAAGGCATCCGGTTCCGGTTATGATCGTTACTACTACATTTCGGACGGCACATACGACGATGGTGAGGACACCCCGCTCGGTTTCGACGCCTGGTGCGATATCGACGGTTATGAATTGACTGATGCCGCTAAGCTTGTGCTTGGCAAGGGCGTCTGGTTCAAGTCTCCAGTGACTGGCGGATCGCTTACGTTTTCCGGTCAGGTGTCGGATTCCTCATCCACAGCCCTGTCATTTACTGCCAACACTTTTCACATCTTCTGCAACCCGTATCCGTGCGACGTGACTCTCAAGAACGTGACGACGACGGCTGCGGCCGGCGAGTACGATAACGACTTCGCTACTGCCCCCCAGATTCAGGTGCAGAAAGCATCGGGATCTGGCTATGACCGTTACTTCTACATTTCGGACGGCACGTACGATGACGGTGAGGACACGCCGCTCGGCAAAGACGAGTGGTGTGATATCGATGGTTACGAACTCGAGGGAACTCAGATTGAAGCGGGTGCGGCTTTCTGGTTCAAGGCTCCAGTGGCTGGTACTCTGACGTTCACGAAGTAACGAAACGGCTTGAGGAAGTTGCGACATCTAACATGCCGTCGCTTCCGAAGGAAAACAGGGAGAGCTGATTTCAATGTCAGCCCGACCGAACAAAAAAACAAGGAAAATGACAATGAAGAAACTGATAATGTTGCTTGCCGCAGTATGTGTGGCTGGCATTGTTCAGGGTGCCAATGTCGACTGGAAGTTCGGCAAGGACACCTCCTACAATGGGTATACTGTGTATGCGTTCGACAGCGCAGACCAGGCTACCGTCCTCGCCGCGCTCGCCGCCTTCGACAGCGACGCGCTTACTACCATCAACAACAAGGTGCTGTCTTCCAAGACGGTATCGAAGGGCAATGCCACGTCCACAGGTGTTGACGTCGGCGATGCCACTTCGCTGATGTTGCTGGCCATCAATGGTGCGTTTGAAGTCGGTAAGGACTTCAAATACGACACTCTCAGCATCGCGGGTTCAACGTATGGGGACACGGATCCTGCTCCCGATGCTATTCCTACGCTCTCTACGTTCGGCAATAGCGGGACGATTGTCGCGGCTGGTGGTGGTGGCGGCGGCGGCGGTGCGCCTGAGCCGACCTCTGGCCTGCTGCTCCTCGTGGGCGCTGGACTCCTCGGCCTGCGCCGCAAGCAGAAGTAACGCTGGCGCGTTGCTAGACGGGAACGCCCGACCGCATGTGCGGGCGGGCGTTTCTGTTTCTGGCAGAGGCATTCGCGCCTATCGTCTCGCGTCTAGCGTCAGCGATGAGGACGGCAAGCACAAGACGATAGTCGGGAGTGAAGGAACATGACATTCACAGTAACATACCGCAGCAAGACCGGGGCTAAGGCCGAGGTCGAGATCGAGGCCGCGAGCCGCACGGCCTGCATGGCCGAATGCAAGCGGCGCGGGATCGCGCCCTTGGGCATAAGGGAGGGCCGCGCTTCGTCGCGGCGACGAGCCGCCGAGACGGCTGTTCCCCATGCTGAGGGTGCGAGTAGCGGCGGAATATGGAAAGCCGCCATCTTGGTGGCGGTGATCCTTGCAGTTGTCGGCAGTGGTCTATGGTGGTGGTTCAGTAGCGAAGTGGTACAACCCGCCCCCGCCGAGAAGTCCTCCAAGCAGTCCGTGGCAAAGCCGGCGTCGGGAAGCGGCAAGAGTGTCGCCCCCCCTAAGCGTGCGGCGAAGCCCGCCGCCACCAACACGCCGTCTGCGGCCGTACAGGAGCGTGGCGCATCCCCATCCTCCCGCATGTACCTTGGGCTCCGCGTGATCTCTTCAGAGGCAACCACCAACAACGGCGTGATCGTGGAGCGGCTGCGCACCGAGGACGGCAAGATACATTCAATCGTCTCCGATGCGGCAACGCCGGTTTTCGAGCATCCTACGGACGAAATCCTAGCCTCCCTGCCCCCGGCTGACGGTACATCGTCCTCGCCCCCCCCGCCTTCCGTTCCAGACCTTGACAAGCGGTTCGCCGAATCTCTCAAGACAGAAATCAAGATACTGGATACGGACACCGATGACATCCGAGCAATGAAGCAAGCTGTGATAGAACTTCGAGCCGAGGCGAAGAAGCTCCTTGACCAGGGTCTCTCAATGGACGAGGTGCTTCGTGAACACCGTCGCTTGGCGGAGGAGAACGAGTCGATGCGCCGCAACGTGCTGGTCGAGCTCAAGAAGATGATCGCCGCAGGCGACGAATCGATGGCGCTGGAATACCGGAAACGCGCGAATGCCGCGCTTGAGCAGATGGGAATCGCGCCGGTCTCAATGGCCGTGACGGCGGACGAGAAGGCCGAGCGCGCCAGTGAAAGACGCGAGCGCGCCCGCGAGCGGCGGAAAGCGCGGGAATCCGATTGATCGTACACCGCGCCGATGTCGGCAAGACGGCGACAGTTATCACTATGGAAAAGAAAACAAAGGAGAACACGATGAGGATTGTGACAATGTTGACACTTGTCGGCGCAATCGCGTTTGCAGGACTTGAGGCTGCGGACAATGCGCCGCCCCCACCCGACACGAGCAGGCCGAAGGCTGGCGAGAGGCGCAGGCGCAAGCGTCTCACGCCGGAGCAGCAGATGCAGAAGTTCGGCGGGTTCGTGGAACGCGCGTACGACGGGAAACGCGTGTACTTCCTAGACGCCCAGAAGCGAGCCGGGACAAACGCCGTGGAATGGGTCGCGGAACAGGCACGGATCGCACTGTCATTTCCGGTGCGCATCGAACGTTCGCCAGACGGCTCGCTCACCGCGCCGTCCGACGCGGGCGGGGTCGTGCGCGTGGTGGATCTGGCGGCAACGCCTGCGCTCCTCGTGGCACCAGAGGATGGCTGGGCGCAGGTAAACGTGGCCGTGCTTGCGGCGGACTCGCCGTCCGAGGAGGTGCTGGAGACTCGCCTGAAGAAGGAACTTTGGCGCGCGTTTGTGTATGCATTCGGGGGCGGAAACTCGCAGAGCGCCGGCGACGTCATGCGTCCTGTGCATTCGTTACGCGACCTTGACGCCGTGCCGACGCTTGTGTCGTCCCCAGAGCCGTTCAATGCGATGCTTGAGTGTGCGGCAGCACGTGATATAAGGCCGGTCTTTCGTACTACGTACCGACAAGCTTGTCGAGAGGGTTGGGCTCCCGCACCCACGAACGAATGGCAGAAGGCGATCTTCGAGCAGGTCAAGTCAGACAAGGAGCGCGGCCCCACGAATCCCATCAAGATTTCACCGCCTAATGCGAAGAAGTGAAGTTCACCTACACATATCGCTCCTCGGACGGCCAAAGGCACAGCGCTGAGATTGAGGCGGAGAGCCGCGACGCGGCTTTCGCCAAGGTACGCGCCGAGCTGGGCATCAAGCCGATCAAGGTTACGGCGGCAGAGGAGCCGCCGCCCCAGATGACGCCGAAGAGAGTACCAAGTCGTGTGTTTCTGACGGCATGTATAGTGTTGTTTGCTGCTGTGGGAGTGGCAGTCGTCGCCTATAGGTTTGGAACACGCAGGAACGGCGACAGCGGCGAGAACATGATCGTCATAAACACACCGCAAGGGCCTGTGACCAGTCGCATGGCCGAACCGCTCCCTCGCCAGCCAATACCAGGAGACAGGGTGAGGATCGAAAAGGCCCGCGACACGACCTTCACGAACGCCGCAGAACGGCTCCTGTCGCGCTTCGCCGAGCCGGGGCGGACAGTCGCCGCCCTGCCCGCCGAAAGGCCGACGGAGGCCGAATTTGCGGCCTGCCTGCGCGACACGATCCGAACGGCCAGCACCGACTTCACCGAGGTGGTCGACCTCAAGCGGATCGTCGCGGGCATGAAGCGGGAAATGAGGGCGTATCTCGCCGGCGGGGGCACGGCGGAGCAGTATCTTTCGGAACTCGCCAAGCGGCAGAAGCTCGAAGTCTCCTACCGCGAGAACGCCGAGAAGCGGCTGGAGGGCATGCTGTCGAAACCGAAAGAAGCCTACGCCTACTGGCTCAAGGCGAACGCCTCGCTGAAATCGATGGGAATCTACGAGTTGCCGCTCCCGCCAGCCCTGCACGGCTATCAGGCCGGGCTGGATCTGGACGAGTAGCCTACTCGTCGATGTCGAAGCTCATCTGGTAGGAGCGGAGCGCGTCCGGCAGGGTAAGCGGGTAGATGCCCATCGCCTGGAGCTGGGCGTTGGCCTTGAGCCAGTAGGCGTAGGCATCCTTCGGCTTCTTGAGCAGTTCGCCGAGCCGGCGCTCCGCGTTCTCGCGATAGGAAATCTCCAACCGCTGGCGCTTCTCCAGCTCGCTAATGTACTGGTCGGCTGTACCGCCGCCGGCGATGTACGCCGCCATCTCGCGCTTCATCCCGGTGACGATCCGCTTGAGATCGACCACCTCGGTGAAGTCCGTGGATGCGATGCGGATCGGCTCGCGCAGACAGGCGGCAAATTCGGCCTGCGTGGGCTTCGCGCCCTCCAAGGCGGCGACCGCCCGCCCCGGCTCCGCGAAACGCGCCAAGAGGCGCTCTGCGGGGTGCTTGAACGATTCGAGTGCCTTCTCAATGCGCTGTCTGTCGCCGGGGATGGCCTGACGCGGAAGCTGCGCGGCCACGCTCAACGTCATCGGCCCATGCGGTGTGTTCACCATGATCGTTTCAGGATGGGCTCCCGACTGGCCGCCACCTCGGACAAGGAACCACACGACTACGCCGACAGCGACGAACACAGCGCCGACAACCGCCAGAAGCACACGACTTGGGACTCTCTTCGGCGTCACCTGTGGCGTAGGCTCTTCAGCGGCGACCACCTTGATAGGCTTGATGCCAAGCTCCGAACGCACCTTGGCGAATGCCGCATCGCGGCTCTCCGCCTCAATCTCGGCGGTGTGCCTTTGGCCGTCCGAGGAGCGGTATGTGTAGGTGAAGCGCACAGGCTACTTTTGGGCTTTTGGCGGAGGGATGGTGATCGGGTTGGTCGGCCCGCGCTCCTTGTCGGCCTTCACGCGCTCCCAGATGGCCTTCTGGTACTCGTTGGTGGGCGCGGGAGCCCAGCCGAGTCGCACCGCGTTGAGGTACGTCGTGCGGCGCACGGGCGTGATCCCGGCGGCCTTCGCGCCTGTCAGCACCGCGTTGAAACACTCCGGTGACGAAACCAGGGCTTTGCAGGCGTCCAGATCCTTCGGCGCGCGTATGGGGCGCATCACGTCGAAGTCGTTGAGCGAATTGCCGCCACCGAACAGTATCACGAACGCCCGCCACAGCTCCTTCTTGAACCGGGTCTCCAGCACCTCCGCCGCCGCGCCGTCCGCCGCAAGCGCGGCGACGTTCACCCGCGCCCAGCCGTTGTCGGGCGCAACGAGAAGCGACGGCTCGCCTTCGATGTCGACGACGGAGATCATCCCGCCCGCGTCCGGCGGCAGCGCGGCGGGCCCCTGCGGCGCCTTCGCGTTCCGCTCGATGCGCGTCGGGAGCGAGAGGGCGATGCGCACCTGCCCGGCCACCCACTCGACGGCCGCCGCCGGGATCCGTCCCTGCGAGTCCATGAAGCAGAGGAACTTGCCGCTGTAGGCCGGCTCCACGAAGCCTCCGAACTTCTCCATCTGCTGCTCGGGCGTCAAAGGCTTGCGCCTCCGCCGCCTCTGCTGCGGAGCGCCGCTTCCGTCGGCCGCCGTCGCCCCGACGCGCACGTCGGGCGGAGGAGGAGGGGCGGATTGCGCCGCCGCAAGGGGTTCTGCCGCCATCGCGCAGGAAAGCGCAATCGCCATTGCCATTGACTTCGCCGTTGTCTTCATGTTCGTGTTCTCCGTTATGATGTCTGTCGCCTACTGTCCGAGCCGCTCTTTCCGGCTGGCGCGCCTGC